ACGGTATGGCGAATACTTTGTAACTATAAACACTGGAGTTGGTGCCTCAGGGTCTGTAGGCTCTGTCACAGAAAATGTTAGTGAAGCACTGGCAGGTGTATCCGCTACAGGCACAGTTAACACTGTCAGTACAACAGCGGATGCTAGCACTACGTTAACCGGTGTATCCGCTACAGGCACAGTTAACACAGTTAATACAATAGCAGATGCTAACATTACGTTAACAGGTGTTTCTGCTACAGGCACAGTTAACACAGTTAATACAATAGCGGATGCCAACACTACGCTGACCGGAGTATCTGCTACAGGCACAGTTAACACTGTCAGTACAACAGCGGATGCTAGCACCACGTTAACAGGTGTTTCTGCTACAGGCGTAGTTAACACAGTTAATACAACAGCGGATGCCACTACTACTTTAACAGGCGTATCAGCTACAGGCTCTGTCAATACTGTTGGTATAGGTAATAGCACCATACTGACAGGGGTTTCTGCAACTGGTTCGGTCAATACTGTTAACGTCACTACAGGTATTAGAGTAGCAATAATCGGCGTATCTGCTACGGGTGTTGTTAACACTGTCAGTACAACAGCAGATGGCAGTATTACACTAACAGGCGTGTCTTCTACAGGAACAATTGCTCCAGTAGTAGTTGGTGGATTTGAAGTAGATGTTAGTGAGACTATTGCTTCTGGTGTAGGTGCCACTGGTGTAGTTAATTCTGTACAAGTTAACTTGACGGAAAAGCTTGCAAGCGTATCAGCAACAGGTTCTGTTAACACTGTTACTATAACAGCAGATAGTAGTATTACACTATCAGGAGTATCAGCTACTGGTTCCGTAAATACAGTAATAACAAGACTAGGTGCCACTACGGTATTAACCGGAGTATCAGCTACTGGTTTTGTAAACACGGTTAACGAAAAACCAACTGAAGCATTAGCCAGTGTATCAGCTACAGGTTTAATAGGCTCTGTAGGTATTAGTAATACTGTTACGATAACAGGTGTTGCAGGTACTGGCTCCATAGGTTCTGTGGGTGTTGGCAACAGTGTTACACCAACTGGAGTTGTAGGCACTTTTTCCATAGGAACTGTGACAGTAACTGGAATTGTAACCGTATTTGTTGCTTCAGCATACGATAGAAAACATGTAGTGCATGTTGTTCCAGAAGCTTTGATATTACGTTCCGTAGCCGTAGGAGCAGCGAGTGCGTATAATCGTGACCGGGTAGTAACTGTCCAACCAAAAGAAACAAGTAATCAAAGAAGGGCTGCATAATGTCTCTTAAATGGCAGGATAAAGACCCGGATGACCAGTTAGATTATTCTATAAACTGGGGTCCGGCTTTAGATACAGACACAATCTCTTCGCTTATTTGGAAAATATATGATGAGAATGGTGTGTTACAAACGTGGTCAGATAGCCAGATTGTAAATGGTCTACAGTTAGTTAGCCGCACTAACACGAACACTATAGCTACTATTTATCTGGGAAGCGGTACAGCCTTTACAACTTATAAAATTGTGTGCCGTATGACAGCGAGTGATGCAACTGTTCGCGAACAGGAAGTTCGCATCCGTGTAGTGGAGAAGAACTAATGGCGTATAACTACCTCAGTTTAACCAACGAAGTTTGTCGCCGCCTCAACGAAACGGAACTTACATCTAGCAACTTTGCATCGACAACAGGCTTTTACTCACAAATTAAAGATGCTGTAAATTCCTCTGTTCGTGATGTGAATCAAAAACATTTTAGTTGGCCTTTTAATCACAATACAGATGATATTATTTTAACCGCAGGTGAACTTCGCTATCCTTTGCCGGATAATGCCAAGTATACAGATTTTGACACGGTTCGTCTTGCTCGCAGCACAGCATTAGGTGTAGGGTCTGCAAGACTCCTAAAGCAAATGAGTTACGATGAGTATATATCACGATATATAGACCAAGAATATGAAACAGACACATCAAAAGGTCAGGCACCTGAATATGTAGTTCGTTCTCAAGATGGTGATATTATTGTTGCTCCTATGCCCGACGCAGCATACACGATTGAGTACGAGTTCTTTATGTTTCCTGCTGATTTAGAAGTTTACGATGATGTGCCAACTATTCCATTTCGGTTTAAGCACGTAATTGTAGATGGTGCAATGTACCACTCCTATATGTTTCGCGACAATTTAGAGTCTGCGTCTATCGCTCTTCGTAAATTTGAAGATGGTATCAAGCAGATGCGAACTCTTCTTGTAAATGAGCATGTATATGCAAGGGCTGTTTAATGCCTGACCGTTGGCAAACACATGCCTTTGAGTTCAAGGGTGGTTTGATTACAAACCTTTCTCCGTTCCAACAAGGTATTCAGGCTCCGGGTTCTGCACGAATCCTTCGTAATTTCGAACCGTCGGTTTTTGGTGGGTATCGTCGTATCGAAGGGTTTGAGAAGTTTGATACTAATGCTCTGACTAATGCAGATAATGTTCGCGGCATAACCCGATATGATGATAAAGTGTTTGCAGCTAGAGGGGATGACCTGTTCTTTTCAACAGGTTCCGGTTGGACACAGGTAACGGATAACGCAACCTATAGCAGCGCAGGTGTTAATTTAGGTGGCTCTGGAAAACTTCGATTTCTAAGGTACAACTTAGATGGGACCGATAAATTAATGATTGTGGATGGGACGGGTAAACCGTTTCGCTTTGACGGTACAACCTTCGAACAGTTATCCTCGCTACCTTCGGATACATCCGGTTCTAGCCATATCGTCAATTTTAAGAACCATGTTTTTCTTGGAAACGACAAAAGTCTCGTTTTTTCTGCACCCTATGAAGATGATGACTTTACAAGTGCAAGCGGCGGTGGTATAATAAACATAGCTGATACGATTACTGGTTTAATTGTATTTCGCGAACAGTTGATTATATTTAGTGAAAACACCATAAATCGCTTAGTTGGTAACAGTATCGCAGATTTTCAACTTCAGCCTGTGTCACGTGACTTGGGCTGTGTAGCAGCAGACACAATACAAGAGATTGGCGGCGATGTTGTTTTCTTAGGTCCCGACGGCCTTCGTTTGTTTTCTGCTACGGACCGCGTAGGCGACTTTAGTTTGGGAGTTATATCGAAACCCATTCAGACTGAAATGATTGATTTAATATCATCTAGTCCGGGAGGATTTAGCAGCACAGTTATTCGGGAAAAGAGTCAGTATCGTTTGTTTGGATACAACTCTGCGTTTAGTAACGAAGCAGCAAAAGGTATAGCAGGCACACAATTGCAGGAAGGCATTTCTTGGAATGACATGCGAGGCATTAACGCCTTCGTGACATTTAGTGAGTACGACGGGTTCGCGGAAAGAATCTATTTTGCTGCATCAGATGGTTACGTATATCAGATGGAGCAGGGCAATAGTTTCGATGGCGTTGACATACCCGCAACTTTTGCAACTCCGTTCGTCCCTTTAAATGACCCGGCTGTTCGCAAAACAATTTATAAAGGCACTACGTATCTAGATGTTAACGGCGATTTTGACTTAGAATACTCTTTAAAGTTTGACTTTGACCAACCAACCAGCCCCCAGCCAGATTCAATCTTGAGTACAAGTGCAGGGGCATCTATTACATATGGTTCAGGTATATTCGGTACATCTCTATTTGGCAGCAAACAAAAAGCTATTTTTGATGTACAGACAGTTGGCTCTGGTTTTACGGTATCAATCCTGTACGAAACAACAGGGCTTAACACAGACGCAGTATTCACCATCGATGCCGCAACCCTAGAATACGGCACATATGGTAGGAGATAAATATGGGTACAGGTTACACCAGAAATGACACATCAAACAATATAGCAGACGGAAACGTAATCAACGCTTCTGACCTCGACGGCGAGTTTGATGCGCTTCAATCTGCATTTGATGCGTCTTCGGGGCATAGTCACGATGGCACAACCGGAGAAGGACCGCAGATTGCTGCAGCAGGTATCGCCAACAACGCGGTTGCTCTAGGTACGAAAACAACCGGCAACTACGTTGCAACCGGAGCGGTAAGCGGTGTGGGTCTGTCTGGTTCAGCAAGTGCTGAAGGCGCAACATTTACAGTTACATCCAATGCCACTAATGCAAACACGGCAAACACTATTGTTTCCCGCGATGCAAGTGGCAATTTTTCTGCCGGAACAATAACGGCTGCACTAACAGGGGATGTGACAGGAAACGTATCTGGGACATCTGGAAGCACTACGGGCAACGCTGCTACGGCTACCGCCCTTGCAACAGGCCGCACCATTGGAATGACTGGCGATGTAGTATGGACATCTGCTTCATTTGACGGTTCAGGCAACGTAACAGGCACAGCTACGATTCAGGCTAACTCTGTTGCACTGGGAACCGACACGACTGGAAACTACGTTGGTACTATTACTGGCGGTACTGGTATCGACTCTACCGGGGCTACTTCGGGTGAGGGGATTACACACACCCTTTCTCTAGACCTAAACGAACTCACCACGTCAACTTCGGATGGTGACGGTGACTTCTTTGCTGTAGTCGATGCAGTCGGTAATCAAAAGAAGCTAACCAAAGGGAATATCAATATTTCCGGCTTCAACAATGATAGCGGGTTTATTACGTCTGCAAATGGCGGTAATGCTGCAACTCTAGATTCCATCGACAGTTCACAGTTTCTTCGTTCAGATGCAGCGGATACGAAGACATCCGGTGACTTGTCTTTCAGTGACAACGTAAAGGCAAAGTTTGGTAATGGTTCTGATTTGCAAATTCATTGGGACGGTACAGATGGTCATGTAGCCGTAACCGGTACTCTCAACATTGATGGTTCTGGTGAAACTCTTGCTAAATTTATTGATGATGGTGCGGTTGAACTCTACCATAACAATGCTAAAAAAATTGAAACAACAGCTACAGGCATAACAGTAACCGGTACTGTTGCGGCAACAAGTTACACTGGTGACGGTTCTTCTTTGACAGGGATTTCGGCTGGTGCAACAGGCGGTGGCTCTGACCAGATATTCTATGAGAATGGTCAAACAGTGACCACAAATTACACAATTACAAATGGCAAGAACGCAATGTCGGCTGGACCAATCACAATCAATACTGGTGTGACGGTAACAGTCGGCACTGGTGAAACTTGGACGGTGGTATAATGAGTACAATCAAAACAGATACAATTGTAGCGAGTGATGGCAGTAGTCCGGTTACGCTGACAAAGCAAAGTGCGGCGAAACATTGGATTAGATTTATAGGCACTGGAACAGTTGCAATTCGTGACAGCTTGTCTGCGTCAAGTTTAACGGATAATGGCACGGGTAATTATACTATAGCAATTGCCAACAGTATGAATAATGCAAATTATGGGTTGTTAATAGCTGAAGGCGATTGGCGTACTGTTGCGCCTCTAGATGAGGCGGCGATAACAACATCTGATTATGACCTGTACAGTAGGTCTCCAAGTACCGCCGCTGGTTTAGATTCGGCTGTAAATACTGTAGCAATTCACGGAGACTTAGCATGAGTACATTAAAAGTAACGAACATCTCTGGTCTCACTGGCTCATCAACGGATGTTATGAGTGGCTTGGCGAAGTGTTTTCTAAATAGAAATTATGCTACCAACACTACAGGTGATAGTTTTAATATCTCTAGTGTTACAGATGATGCAACTGGCAAGCATACAAAAAGTTTTACAAATAATATGTCATCTGTAAATTACACATTATCTGGTGGCGCATCTTTTAGAGATGCTAGTGATGATGGCAATAGTATTTTAGTAGCGCAAAGACGTGTTTCTACTGCTGCTATTACAACGAGTTCAATGCCAATGCAACTTACTTATTATGGTGCTACTGGTACTCTTATAGACCCAAATTTAGGAACTAGTTTAACGCACGGAGACCTCGCATAATGGCTGGAACAATCGCAGCGGATACACTGACCCATTCAACCGCAGGGTCACTCACTACAGACTACGTTGTTAATGGTAGCGCAAAGGCTTGGGCAAATACAAATATGTCGGGTACACAAGCTAACAGAGACAGTTTTAACATTGCCTCAATCACAGATGGTGGTAGCGGCGTAACCATTCTTGCATTTACTAATAGTATGAATAACGGGAATTATTCGTCTGTTGCAGAAAGAGGGACAACGAACACAACGGCTTACGAAATTTCACTTCCCTACAATACCGCAAACACATCAAGCCAGTATTCGTGGAACGGATTTTCTGTAACTTATGGGGCGGTGGCTGACGTAACAGTAGTCAGCACAGCAATATTCGGAGACCTCGCCTGATGACCCAGACACCATCATTCAAAGGCACTCACCTATTTGACCGCCTATGCTGGGCAAAGGAAAACCTAGAAGGTGTGCAGTCAGACTATCGGGTTGTCTATGAGGATAGCGTTGACGAGTGCGCTAAGATACTTGTGCCTGACCCTAACTGGATGGCGTGTGCGCTACAGGGCGGCATCTTGCCACCTGTATGGGTCTACCACGAGTTAGCAAAGGATGAAGCGCAGCCTGACTTCAAGAAGCATACAAGAGGTTACTTGCTACATCAAACAAAGCCTGTTGAAGCAATGACTGAGGAAGAGGCTATTGAATACTTAATAATGAAGGATTGTCCACAGTCTGTATGGCAGACTTGGAACGAAGGCAACAAACCCAAGTTGGTTATCTGCCGCAAAGAACAGTTACCAAGCACTCGTGAGTGGCG